TTATTCATATGGGATTGTTCAGACAGCACCCATAAAACAGGAGCTTTTGGTTTAACATCAGTATAACATTCACCATCAGTGAAATATACCAAGCTAGTAAACTTTCTTATATTTTCATTATAATACTCAAGGACGGGATCAAACTCGGTCCCACCTCTACCATATATCTTAATCTCATTCTTACCTTTATAAGGCTCTATACTCTTGATAGCAGTATCACATTGTATAATAGTAATATCTACTCCTTGCTTATAGATGTGATGTATTTCATTCATGAACTCATGCAACTCTTTATCACATACAGAACCTGAAGTATCAATAGCCAACAACATATGTTGTTTCATTTTAATCTTTAGACCAGGATTATCAGAATATCTTCTATTCTCTTTTCTCCTTATCTTTTTAGTATAAACTTTAGATGATACACCAGTAAATCTTCTGATATAACCTTTCCAATCAAACTTAGGGGCTGTGATTGCTTCCATTTCAAGTAATCCCTCAATTTCTCCAGGAACATTACCTCTTTTCTTTTCAGTCATCTCTTTAGCATCATTGAGAATCTTATTCAATTGCTTCTCAATTAGCTTCTGTTCAGCTTCAGTCATGTCTTCAAAGTCAGACCAAGTTGGGTGATCAGAGTCCATACCTTCTCCGGAATCCATTTGATCACATACTTTATCATAGTTCTCATCACCACTTGTACCATCTTCACCACCTTTGTCTTTCTTCTCTTTAGCTTGTTGTAGTTTCTCATAATAATATCTACAACCTGCTTTTCTGTCTAAGTTTAAATCAGGATGATTATCAATATTAATACCACCATCTGGTAAATAATCTGTATCAATATACTGATTAATCTCCATATCCATAGCAACATTAGCAAGCTTTTTGTCACTAAATTTAAAATACATTGTTAAGTGACCAAATGCAATATGCAATAACTCATGTTTCAATAAACCATGCTTATGATCATCACTCAATCCAGTCCAGAAATCTTCATTAATAGTAAGCTGATAATTGATATTATGCTTACTTACACCAGCAGTTGGAACTCTTTTATTATCCCATACTTTATTCAACATAATTAAAAAGAACCCATAATAAGGCTCCTTTAACATCAAATCTTTACTGGTTTTTGCTAAACTATCTTCTCTACTCTTTGCCATCCTTTAATGTTATTGAATAGTTTAATTTATCTACGGGATAACCCCAATTCTTCATACTTTTCTTTAATGTCTCAACATGCATTTGTAAGAAAACATCTAATACTACTGGTTCAGCTTTTAAATCAAGCAATGACATTAAAACATTATTGATTGTAGGTTTATATTCACCATACACATCTAAATCTTTTACAGCATTAAATGCATTTAACTTATTCTCTTTCCAGTATTCATTATCTTGACGACTTTCTGCATATATTAAAACTAACCATGGTAATGATTTTTCAATATCACAGTTATTTACTATCTCATTTGCAACTAACCAATTATCTTTATCAGTTGATGCATACATATCCATTACACTCTTTACACTCTCTTTTGTCAGTACTACCTTTTCCATCAGTCTTCTATTTTTAATGTTTTAATCATCCATTTTGTAGGTGTATTTATATTATCCACCCATTCCTTTGCTGTAGGAATATATCCATTGCAATCCTCTTTTACATGTTGTTCTCCAACATATCTTGTGTATACAGTTTTACCTTCTGAGTTAACAAACTGTTTACCAAATATCTTTTCACATTCAAATATACCTTCACTATGATGTCTAAACATTCTGTGTTTACTATGTCCAATCCAAGCCTTAGTTTCATCAAACCAACTATGAATAACCTCATAATCAGATATATGACCACCAAATTTACGGACACTACTTTTACAATGCTCTAAAGGATGTGCCATATTATTCTTATTTAAATAAAATTTTCATGCTCTTTAATATACTTTTTTACCTGACTTGGACAAAACTCTTGACCTACCAACCATTTTAAATAATCAAAGGGTATATCTTTTAACTTTTTATGTTTATGCTTTCCAAATTTAATTTTATAATTGTCATGCATCATTTATCTCTTATTTTTCTCAAACAAGTTACCGTAATGATTAAATTCTTCATAATCAGTAACTCTTATACTATTTTGAATCTCATATGTACCTTCTTCAACATCAATATTTACATATCCAAAGCCACCATCATTGTTCCACCAGTCTTCAATGTCATTTAATAACATTTCATTACAGTAATCATCAAGTAATGAATACAACTCTGAGTTATAATCATTTAAATCATTTCCACCTTCCCAACTTTGTAATTGATCAAAGTCAACATCTGAATCAGTTGTTATTCTTATAGATTCAATAGCTCCATTATCTCCACCACCATCATAATTTACAGATACCTTTTTAATACCTGCATTTACTAAACCAATCATTATTTTTTCTAATACATTTTCAGCCATAACTTTTTATTATTTAAACTTATAAAATTTACCAAGTATATTCCCATTTAAAAATTTATCAGATTCAAGCACTCCTAATACAAATTGATGCTTAGTTTCTTGATATGATAACTCTAATTTACTATGACATATTCTTAGTATATCTCTCTTAATCAATACACCATCTTTGTGTGCTTGCTTAAGTACTTCATTACTACTATAATATCTTTGATATATAGTCTTTCTTACCCTTTTGTATGTTTTCAGTCTTTTATCAGTTGGCATATCTTTTTTACTCAGTTTAGTTTTCACATCTGCATAAAAATTCTTTTTACCAATATAGCTCACAGATTTGCCGTCAATTATTGCAGTCATCTCATAGATGAAACCTACTGCATTTTCAGGAATCATATCTTCAGTAAACACTTTGTTTTGATATATCCAACTCATAATCTTAATTTTTATGCATCACCTTTTGGTATAATCTTTACACCAGCAAATCCTGCATTATTATTCAATAATTCTAATATTTTTCTTTGATCATCATCATCTGCATACTTTTCTAATATCTCTATAAGAGTAGTTACAGCTGATGCAATATGTAATGGTGTTATACCATCAATGTTTACCTTTTTAGTAAATTCACCAGGATTATCCTTTTTGAATTTAAACCCTATTTTAATCTCACCTTTCATGTATTGCTTTTTTTAATAATGGAAATAATTCTTCTTTTACTTTTTGTAACCCGTGCACTTTAATTGAATCTGAGACATCTTTCTCCATATCTAATATGATATAATTAAGACCATATCTTTCTTTATATTTCTTCATAGAAGTGATACCTGCTTCATCATTATCAAATAGTACACATATACTTTTATATTTCTCTTTAAGCTTATCTATACTAGATTCTTTAATCATAGTATTTTCACTGTCTGGAGCAATACATTCAACATTGTTAAACATAAGCTTATTAAATGCCATTACATCTTTAAGAGATGAAGTGATAACTAAATAGTCTTTAGTCAATGTTAATTGTTGTGAACCTTGAGTATAATTACCCAACTTTAAGAACTTTTTATTCATATTCTTAGGCTGATAAATCTTATACATTGTACCGTCACTCTTAAAATAACCATACAGATATAATCCATTAATAGTTATTTCAGATACTGTACCATCAAGTTCAGTTCTTGTCATTTTATAATATTCTAGTGGAGATACATTATACGCCTCTAACATGTTAGAACCTATATGATATTGTCCCCAATACTTTTGATCAAAGTTAGACCAGTGTCTAATAGTATAATCAGATACTTTATAATTTTCATATATCTTAATTTCAGGCTGTTTATAAGATTTATTATCACCAAGATATGTCTTATAATCATTAAGAATCTTAAATGATGCAGATGCTCTATCTTCTATAGTAAATATACTCTGTACAAGAGTAATAGCATCACCTTGAATACTTGATGAAAAGTCTTTAAACTTATATGTCATTGTAAAAGCATCCATATAAACTATCATTGATGGAGTCTTCTCTGTTTTAAATACTGATTTAATCTTAATCTGTTGACCATCTAACTGTTCTGTTAGATTTAAATAATGCTCAAAGATCCAAGTAGTTGGAACATCTTTGAATTGCATTGCACCTTTGGTAGAAATCATAATATTTAAATTTAATAATAAAAAGGGAGCCCTTTTACTGACTCCCTTTAAACTTATTAGTCTAAATCAAAGTCAGAAGCTACCTTGCTTGGTACTGCAAAGTCATCATCACCGTTTCCAAATGAGTCAACTTTCTTTGCTTCTAGTTTCTTAAGATGATCAGCTTCACTATATAATAAGTGTTTACCTGATCCAAGTTTAGCAAATGCATAACCATTCTTAGAAGATTTTGGTAAAAATAAGTCATAATTTGTATAACCTGTCTTACCTTCATATTCTTTTCCTGCAATACAGAAATCTAAATACTTATCTTTAAATGGAGCTGTTTCATTAAATGCATTGATGAAATCTTCAATAGTATCATGTACATTATCTTGAGTATCAAACCATTCAGTCATGTCTAATGCTGTACAAACAGATTTTAAGAATACTAATATAGAATTATCTCTATAGATTTGTATTCCAGATTTAGTCTGACCATCAGCAAATGCATACTGACCAGCTTTTACTCTACCAATTTGACCTTTATAATGACCAGCATCTGGCATATCTTTATTCAACATAAAACCTTCAAACCCCTCAATTGGTTCAGTCTCTACGTTTAAAGTTATAACTATTGCTCCTGGTATGAATTTAAAGTCTTCTGCTACTACACTATTGATTTTCAATTTGTGATTACCTGGTGTGATTGTTTTTGGTAATCCACTTCCTCCTGCACTTACGTCTTTAGTTCCTATTGCCATGTTTTCTTATTTTTTATATTATTAATTATTTATATACTTCATCCCAGTGAGTTACTACATCACCTTTATCATCAACTTCACTCAATACTATCTCAGCATTTCTCAAATGATCTGGTCTAGCACCACAAGTAGTCTCTTCATTAGTTTTAAAACTCAAGATAACCTTGTTACCTTTTCTGAACATATAACCAATTGCATCTGCATTTGCACAAATTAAAGACTTGATCTTACCGGTCAAATCAATATTTGCTGACATTACCATCTCACCTTTATCATCTACCTGCTTATCTTTGATATGCCCAGATAGAATAACGTGCTCTGCAAGAGTATCAACATAGTTTAAAATATCAAAAAATGCTTCTCTTATGTACAAATAACCTGCACCATTAGGTAAAGTAATTACATTATCACCGTCAAAGTTTTTACCCATTGGTGTTGCTCTATACTTTTTTACTGCTAATGGAGCTACCATTTCTTCTAATGCAGTTACGGTATCAATAGTAATAAACTTATAAGGTTTACCTGCAGCTATTACTTGTTTACCAATCTCTAATAACTCTTTAAGATTATTAGCTTTAATTTTCAGTGCATCTACATAATCAGTCCCATTCTCCAAATCAATGATTAAATTGTTATCCAATCCTGCAAAAGCGGTAGTTTTACCAGTCTTAGGCTTTGAATAGACAATTAATCTCTTTGGATTTACTCTTGTAGCACTTACTTTCTTAGTAGGCAATACTAATCCTTCACTCATACTTTTACTTTATTAAATCATTTAACCATTTCTTATTGCTTACTGGTTTCTGTAATAATATTGCAGCTAGATCTCTAACAGTTAAACTGCTTAGAGGAGCATCTAAATCTGCATCCATTATCCCATCAAAATCAGGAAACAATCCTTCTACTTCAGTCTTTGTAGGTTCAGTCTTCTTAGGTTCAGCCGTTACTTTTATCAATTCAGATACAGGGATCAAATACCTTACATGACCTTGGCCATTTGGTTCAGTAGTTTCATACTCCTCATCATAAAATGGATTATATTTCCATTTATACAGTGTTCTTGTTGGATCTTCAGACTCAAGAGCTATACTTGTGTATTCAGTATAAATATCTTGATCTCTACATAATTCACTCTTAAAGAATCCCATATGTAATTCATCTTTACCATATGGTCTATAAGCGCATTTAGGAATATATAATGGATTAGATACTCCTAATGCATTAAATACCTTTTGATGATATTTCATCAATTCTTCAGTCTTCTCTTTTCTGTTAAATCCACTGGTTTGATTACCACCTTCTTTTGTTGTTAATGCCATATATTATTTATTTGGTACCTATTCTTTTCTCTTGCTGTGCTGGAGTATTCATTTCTGCAATTTGCATCTTTTCAAACTCAGCTCTGAAGAAACTTAATCTGGTATCACCATTTCTACATTTAAGAAAGTGTAATACCATTACTCTATCATTTTCTATTATAAATCTATCAGGGCCATAGAATCTGATCTTCTGTTTAGCAGGTCTATTAATACCTATTACGGTATCCGCATGCTGTAATAACGCATCAGCACCAAATATATCTGATTCTAATACATAGTTACCATACTTGCCGTCTTCTGATCTTTCAGGATTATCAATATTTCTATTCAACTGACTTAATATAATAAAAGCAATAGGATATATTCTTTTGAGACCAGTTAATGCCTCACCTAGATTATTTAACGTTTCATTCTTGTCCTTTTCAGTCTGTGCTTTCTTTATCAGTAAAGAGTGATCTAATGATATTAGAGTTTTCTTATACTTTCTTACACCTTCATCTGATACCTCAGAATAATGTGCCATATACTCATGTATAGTTTTAATAAATTCATCTACAGTACATGGTTTTTCTACAATGTCAATTGGATACTTAACCTTTTCTTTAGCATAATCATAACATTTCTGTAAATCTTCTGGAGACAATGTTCCATCAGCACTACATAGATACTTATATGATCTACCAATGATACTTGAGTATTCTCTAATTGCAGATGATCTTGCAAGCATCTCAAACTGAAACTGCAGAACTCTAAAGTCATCTGCAGGATTAAGTATAAAAGATTCTCTTACAATTTGCTCTACTATTAAAGTCTTACCACTAGCAGGTCTACCACCAATAACAGTCATAGTATTCCATTCAATACCATCAGTCATTGCATCATTAAATTTAGGCCACGGTGTTCTTAGACTTTTAATATCACCAACCATTCTTCCCTTTAGATAATGCAAGGATTCTTGAAAGCCTTCTTTCTGGCTATTCCATTTGAGATTATCTTCTTTTTTCTTAAGGGCCATATACAATTATTAAATAACTTTTACTTTTACTCTGTTGAAAGTAGCATGCATGATGCTAATTATTATCTCAACCACTATAAAATTAATCATACTGATCTCAATAATAAATGCATCAGTAACTACGTATGCAAACAGAGTTCCCACTATTGCACATAGCAATAAGGATAACCTGGACATTTTACGCATTATACAACTTTTTCTTTAAAATGTGTTTGTGACGGATCCTCAGATCCATTTAAGAGCATATCACAATAATTAGCTAACTCAGAGTCATATGTTTTATCTGATCCTTGCTTTCTAATAAAATACTGTGAAGTTCTCATGTACTTGTATCCTGTAGCTTCATACTCATCAACATAAAGTTTAGTAGCATTCAATACAGTTTCCCAACTATAAGCATGAGAATCAAAAAACCACCTAAAATTATTCTCCAAATTCTTCTTGTCTGACCTAGCATACTTACCACTTGGGAGTTTAAATTTAGGAAAAATATCTAGATATTCATCTATGTTTTCTATAAAATTATCACCCATTATTACAGTGCTAGTCTTTTTCTTACTTGTCTTGAAAAATGTTTCTAATTCTTGTAGTAGCATTACTGATTTACCGCTTAATGTTATATCAGCTTCTAGCCAGTCTCCTGACTCTAAGCGTTTTATCTCTAATGCATCATTTACAAAATCATTAGTTTTGATTTTATATTTAATACAATAGAGTATATACAATTGATTTGGACTCAGGTTTTTCTTAATTAATAGATTGAATATCTCATCCATATTACCATTTTATATCAAAGTTATAATTCTTTTTTGTAAGATCAGATACTTTTTGGAAAACATCTTTGCAATCCCATTCTTTTAAGTGTGAATATGCAGCTGATGCAGGATGAGATACAAAGAATTTATAACAGTTATCATTAACATGAATTGAGTCTTCTTGTGCTTTCTTACCCATGAATACATAAATCAATCCTGGATTATAAGAATTTAGATAGTCTAATAAATAAGCCATCATAGGTTTCCATAACTCTGAATGTGATCCAGGTTTTCCTATTACACAAGTAAGAGCACTATTAACCATAAGAATACCTTGATTACTCCATCTTTTTAGATCAATATCTGTTGATACTAATGAACCAGAGTAATACTCATCTTTATAAACAGTTCTGTTTACTGCATCAAGTATAAACCTAAGACTTGGTAATGCTTTCTTTTCAAAACTACACGAGAATGCTATCCCGTCTGCTTGCTCAATTCCTGGATAAGGATCTTGTCCAACTATAACTACTTTAAGATCAGTATAAGGTGTTTCCTCAAATGCTCTAAACAAGTATTTCATAAATGGTGTAAATCTTTTATCCTCTTGTGAGTCTTTAATCAATTTCAATAAAATATTATCAAACTCTGTGCTATATAAAAACCCTCTAAGCACTCTTGCCCATCCTGAATCAATAAGTTTTGCGTTTAATTTTTCTTTTATATCATTAATATCTATATTTGTTGTCATATTAATTTTAATTATACATTATGGCTATTACAGTAAAAGAACTTAAGGATGATGCTTTATTAAGTGTCCAAGTAAACAAAGCATATTATTTCATGTTGAAGAATACACTTTTTTACTTATTCAATCAGATTCAAGATCAAAATAAAGAGAAATCTGAAAAATCTATTGAAACAATTAAAGATGCTGATTATTCTAAAATGACACAATTAGAACAGTCTTTTTATACTGTTACACTAATGATATCAGAAATTGAGAGAATATCAACTGAGCAAAAGCTTTATGATGAAAAAGAAGTTCTTGAACCAGGAGATGAAGGTTATGTTGAACCTACGCTAGATTAATATTATATTCTGCTCCAATTTCAATGCATGCTTGAACAGCTTGAGATAGTTCATCACTTGAACATTCACCAAATGATTTGCACATCTCAAGCTGTTTACCTTCATCATTTACATCAAAGCATAAACCTGCTTGTTTCTTAACCAACTTTTTCATTTCATCAAATGTATAACCAGACTCTTTTGCCATCTCTCTAATACATACATGTATCTTTGAGATTTGGGCATAAGAACCAGCTGCACCTTTTATACTAATAAACATTTCTAATTCTTCACCTTCTTTAATCAAGTTGATAAAGTTTTTATATGCTACACCTTCTTTTTCTGACAAATATGTCATTTTACCGTCTTTCTTCACAAATTTTGCACTGAACATAATCTTAAATTTTATAGGTTTAAACTTATAATGGTATTTTACTCCACTTTTTAAATAAATTAATAAGAGTTATAACATCATCAATATCTGTCATAGCTACACCCCAAGAGTGTTCATATACTTTCCATGTATTGTTGTTTATTGTATCACTCTCATTTGATGTAAGAATTACATCTGCATTGATTGCATAACTATAATAGTAATAGTCATTCTTATTACCTGACTGTTCTTTAGGTACAAATACTTTTACAAATTCAGTCTCTTCTAAGTCTTCTCTTCTCATTTTGCTA